TGTTGGTCTGGAAGGCAATCCCGTCGATCACGCCGATGATGTCGGCAATCTTCTTCGACGAGGCCGAGATGTCCTGCATCGTGGCCACCACCCGGCCCACCACCGCACCGCCCTGTTCAGCGGCCTGGGTGGCCTCGCTGGCCAGGCGGTTGGCCTGCTGGGCGGTGTCAGCGTTGGTCTTGACGGTGCTGTTGAGTTCTTCCATCGAGGCAGCGGTCTCTTCGAGGTTGCTGGCCTGCTGCTCGGTGCGCTGGCTCAGGTCGGCATTGCCGGTGGCGATCTCGGCCGAGCCGGTGGCGATGCTGTCGCTGCTCAGGCGCACCTGGCCCACGATGTCGACCAGGCGTTCGTTCATGTGCTGCAAGGCGCGCAACAGGTCAGCCGGCTCATCGCGGCCCCGGATGTCGAATTTCGTGGTCAGATCGCCTTCGGCCACCGCCTCGGCCACCGTCACACTGGTGCTTAGCGGTTGGATGATGGAGCGGGTGACCAGACCTGCGAGCAGTGCGCCCATCAGCAACGCTACAACAATCACGATGCCCGACACGATTAGTGATTGCTGATAACTGACGGCCGATGCCGCTGTGGCCTTGTCGGCGCCGTCGATGTTTATATCCACGTTCTTGGCCAAGTTGGCTGTCACCTCCGAAAAAGCCTGGGCAGCCTCGCCGACGGCCAGCTTGCGAGCGGCGAGGACGTCGGCCTCCGTGCCTTCGGCCAATTGCATCTGCTTGAGATCAAGGGCCATGAAGGCTTCCCAGCTGCTCTTGATTTTTTCATAGCCTTGGCGCTCTTCTGCGCTGGCGATCAGCGGTTCATACTGGGCCAGCAACTTGGGAATCTTGCTGCCCACAGCTTGGTCGTGAATCTGGCGCTGGGCCTGTCGGCCCTCGGAAGTCATCTCCAGGACATGCCGTAGGCTGGCTCGCCGGGTCTCATTGAATACGGCCCGGATATCCCCCAAGACCTTCACGCTCGGCAGCCAGTTGGTGCCAAGGTCCGCAGCGTAAAAATTTGCTCTGCTCATCTGATAGATGCCAAAGCCGCCCAACAGGCTGAGCATTAGCAAAACCAGGGCAAAGCTGGCGGCCAAGCGGGTGCCGATTCTGAGCTGTCGTAGCGTTTGCATTCTCAATCCTTCTACATGTTGTGTCTTGCAGGCATCAAGCAATCAAGAGCTTGTGGTCCTCATGGCTGCGGAATAAATATCAAATATTTTATTTTAAAAAGATAGAAAATCAAAAGTTTTTTATCATTTGAATCAATATGATGAATTGCTCTTCGATGGTCACGACCTCTCACATAAGGATCTTTGCTGGAAATATTTCGATCATTGCTGATGTTGTAGTGTTTTTTTGTCATCAAAAGATAGAAATGATGAATTTGCCGTGAGTTAGATGTTCAGCACATGGGACATACCCTTGGATCGGTGGGCTCGTGTGTGAATCAAGCCAAGGTCCGCGGCGACCTGGGTGTTCCACCACCCAACTCGTTCGCCCTGTTCTTTTTTCTGGGGATCAGGGGGAGGTGCGCACCTCCACCGGCTGATCCCCGGCGTTCTTGACTGCGTCATGGACGGCCTGATAGGTGGCCTCACAGGCCAGCCCTCTTATTCGGGCTTCATCAGCAATTGCCGCCAGCTCTCCCGCTCTTTCATCAGCCCGTCTAAACAGCTCGGCAAGCAAATCGACGGCAGGGCTTGCGTCTGCCTGGCACTGGCCGGCAGCGGCGGCCGCGGAGGCGCTGGCACGCTGACGCTCGACGTAAGCGGCAAGCTCGCGCTGCAGCCGCTGGCCAGCATCACGGGCACGGTCCACAGCCACACGCGACTGCGCCAGATCGATTTGCGCCCGGGTTTCGATTTCAGAGACTTGGTCACGGTATTGCCGCTCCAGTTGACGGTTGGTTTCTGAGGCCACGCGGGCCAGGCGTTCGCTTTCGGCCTGCTGCCTGGTTTGCTGGGTCTTGGCTTCGGCCGCCTCGAGCTGGGCGCCATGAAGGCGCCAGGTTTGAACAGCGGCGGTGCTGGCCAGCGCGAGCACCAGGACCTGCAGGGAGGCGCGCTTAACGCTATCGAACATGGGCTACCTCCTGCAGTTGGCCGAGGCACACCTCGAGCTCCGCCCCTCGCCGGTCCACCAGGCCGCGCAGGGTCACCAGCTCGCCCTGCACCCGGGCCTTGACCCAGCGCGAGAGCTGCTCGCACCCGGCCTGGGCCTGGCCGGCGTTGAAGAGCCGGGCCAGGGTCGACCCGGCGAGCGCCTCTTCGCCCAGGTTGTAGGTGAAGTCGATCAGGGCGGCCCGCTGCCAGGGTGTCAGCGGCACGCGGATCTGGCGCGACACCGCCGCATCCGCGATGCGCAGGTGCTTGTCGCGCAGGGCATCGCACTCGGCCGGCGTGTAGGTCTTGCCCGGCACCACGTCTTTGCCTGTAATGCCCTCGCATACCGTGAGGATGCCCACCGGGTCACGGTAAGGCGTCAGGCGCCGGCCCTCGTACCAGGTGGCCAGCACACCGGCCAGGGCAATGGCCCCGCCGCTGGCGGCCTGGATCAGGCGCTTTTTGAGGAGCTCGTTCATTTCGGGGGTGCTCCTGTTTTGATGGTCAGGAAGGCGCCCCAGGTGACGGCGGCCAGCGCCACCAGCGCCGTGATGGGCTTGGCCAGGGCGCCGATCCAGTTCAGGACCTTGAAGGCGCCCTTCATGGCCCCGAAGAACTCCACGATCTCGGCGGTGTTGGATTCGGTACGGATCGTGGCGCTGGTGTTCTCCGCGAGATCCGCCCGAAGGCTCGCCATGGTCTCGTCACCGGTGGCCAGGCGAGCGCGGATGCTCTGGAGCTCGGCCTCCACCGCCGCCAAGCGCTCGGCTTCGGTGGGTGGGGCAACGTTCGCAACTTCAGCGACCGATGGTGTGGTTTGCTCCTCCAGCATCACACCCCCTTGGCTTGGTCACAGTGGCCGGCATCGAGCCGGTCCAGCAGCCGGCACAGCACGCAGCCCCAGGCCCTGCCCTCCTCCCGCGCCCGGGCCGCGCGGCTGCTCACGGTCTCGCGCTCATCGCCATTGGCCGCCACGTTGAACACCCGATCGAATGCCCGGGCAATGCCCCAGGCCCGGCCCGGGTTCGTGAGCACGGCCCAGAGGTAGCGCACCAGGGCGGCCAGCGGGGCCAGGGCCACCACGGGCAGCAGCATGAGGAGGTACACCCGTTGAGATACCTTTTGGTTCATGGCCGCTCCCCCGCTTGCACCGGAGCGCCCAGGATCTCGTCCGCGTCGACCGCGTGACCCGCCTGCACCAGCAAGGCCAGGGCCGCGGGCAGGTCCGCGCGGTCCAGGTCAATGAAGCCCCGCACCGAGCAGTCCTTGACTAGGGCCTGCACCGCCGGGCTGGGGTCGGCCAGGATGGCCCATTTGGCGGGGCCGAAGCGATCAAAGAAGCTGCCGACCGCCACATGCCGGGGCACATTCGCCACCGGGTCGTCGGGTGCGGGCCCGAGCAGCTCGAAGCGCCCCGCATGGTGTTCGGTGACAAACGCATCGTCGGCCACCACGGTGTTCAGGATGGCGCCATCGGCGCCCAGGAGGTTGTAAAGGTGTCGCATGGTTCTGCCTTCAGGGAGTCATGAGGTAAAGCCGGATCAGGTGGGATCAGGGGGTGAGATCCGCAAAGAAGCGAAGGAACGCAAAGCCGCTTCCGCCCGCGCCGCTGCGGCTGTTCGGCGCGGTCAGGCCCTGGCCACTAGACAGGCCGCCACCTCCACCGCCCCAGGTGCCTGCGCTCGCATACGCGGCAGGACCGGACGAAGGCGACCCCGAGATCGCACCGCCCCCGCCAAAGGCCCCAGCCGCCGCCATCGAGAACCCGCCGGGCGTGCTGTTCGTTTGCAGGTTCACCCCACCGCTGCCGCCCCCGTCGCCACCAGCACTGCCAGCCGAATACGAGCCGCCACTGCTGTACCCACCCGAGCCCCCGCCACCGACAGGCAGCGGCACCAGCCCCCAATTCGCCACGAGGTCCGCCTGGTGGGTCGCGTTGCTGTACAGCGTGAAGCCACTGCCCCCGTTGCCGCCTTGGGACAGAACGCCGTTGGTCATGGCCGGCGCTGCAGAGAACGCCCCACCACCCCCAGTGGCCACCCAGGACCCGGCGGTGGCCACTGCAAACACGATGTCGCCCCCGGCCGTGGCCGTCTGATCCGCTCCACCGAACAGATTCACCCCACCGCCGCCCGTGGCCACCTGCTGGCCGGTCCAGTTGGTGTTGAGGATGCCCCCACTGCGCCCACCGGCCGAGTTGATCTGGCCCCCCGTGGCCGAGCCGCCGGGTGCCCCCGCAAGTACCACGCCGGTGCCCGAGTAGATGTACCCCCCGATGCCGCCGTTGGCCACCAGGTTCACAGCCTGGGCCGCGATCACGATGGAAGAAGCCCCGCCGTTGTTCCCGGCCGCGCTGGCATTGGTCACATAGGCCCCACCTGCCCCAATGGTCACCACGATGACGTCGCCCTTTTTGATGCGAGACAGGCGGCGGGCGAAGCCGCCCGCACCGCCCCCGAACGCAGCCGTGGGGGCCATCCCGTTTTGCACGTAGAGCCCACCCGAGCCACCGCCGCCAATCACGGACAGGTCGACCAGGCCATCGCAGGGCGCCACAAGGGTTTGACTGGCCGTCACCTGCAAGGCCAGGATGGAACGGTATTGCTTGGAGCTGCCACCGAGCAAATCAGGAAGAGACGCCATTACATGTACCTCCACACGTTGGAGCTGGAGAAGAATTTGAAGGTGACGGCCCCAGGCGGGATGCCCAGCACCAGGGAGTCGGTGACGGTGTTGGAGCCGATCTGCATCGGGATCGGGTTGCTGGGATTCACCACCAGGCTGTTGTCGGCGCGGCCGTTGGCCACCACCACCACGCACACATCGCCATTGGCCGGGTTCTGAGGCAGGTACTTGGCGCAGGCCCCGGCCAGCGTGATCTCATTGATCGTGTTCAGGCCGCCATTGGCCGCTCCATAAAAACTGCCGCCCGTGTTGGTCACCTGCTGGATGGGCAGCGACATCAGGCCCAGCGAGAACCAATTCGTGGGGTCGTTGATGGGGTCGACCGTGCTGTTGGCGATCGCAGCACGGGTGCGGTAGAGCTGGCCATTGATGGGGCTCCAGGCGCAGGCGCCCGAGGCATAGGCGCCTGGCACCCACTTGACCGCTCCGAGGGCTGCCTGGGCTGCGGCCAGGGTGTTGGCAGCCGCCGAGGCGCTCGCGGCCGCGGCATCGGCCCGCTGCCCAGACAGAGAAGCCTGGCCTGCGGCGTCCTGCACGCTTTGGGCGGCAGCCGAGACGGCCGCATTCATCCACGTGAGGGCGGCCCGCCACTGGCCGATGCTGGTGTTCTTGAGGTGATCGAAGAGCGCCGTGCAGCGCACTGCAAAGCTCGTTCGATCGGCCCGGTCCGGCGTGGCCGGGAGGTCATCGAGGGTTGGAGGGTTTGCTAAGGGCATTCAGACCATTCCTTTCACATAGCCGCTGAAGGTGGCGGTCTGGGCGTTGTCGTAGCTCATGGAGCCACTGCCCAGACCGAAGACGTTGAGGCCGACGAAGCCGGCCGCATCGGTGGCAATCCAGGCCGCGGGCACATCGAGCACCCTTTGCACGACAGACAGCACGTAGTCGGCCTGCTCGCGCGGCAAGATCAGCTTGAAGCGCATGTCGGTGGCAGAGCGCCGGCGCTTGATCGAGGTGTTGCCGTAGTCGTCGGTCTTGATGTACGAGTACGTCACGGGCTCGGCCGTGGCACCGGGCTGGGTCCCGCCCCAGGTGTCGGCATTGACCAGGGGCACCAGGTCCCCGAGAACCACCATGCCCGCGCCCACCACACCACCCGCGGGCGCCGTGAGAGAGAGGGTCAGCTCGGCTTCGGGGTACGGCACCAGGTCACGGATCAGGCAGCGCGTGAGCGGCTTGATGGCCCCAAACGCCCAGTCGTACCAATCGAGTGGGTCCTCCTGCAGAACAAGGGTCTTGCTGAAGACCACCGTGCCGGCGGGCTTGTCTTTGACGGTGACCGACAGCGTGGCGCCGTCCAGGCCGTAACAGGCGATCGCATTGAAGAAGCCCGGGCGCAGAACGTAGGTCAAGGGCGAGGCAATCCGCCCCTGGGTGCTGACCTCGGTGTCAAACGCCGCCCAGCGAGCCGTGGGGCCCGCATCGAGCCAGTATTCGCTATCAACCTCGGGCAGCACCGTCCGGCCAGCGGCCACGGCCTTGACGCATTCGTAGATGCGGTGCGTGGCCTTGCGGATGCGGCGCTCGCCCAGGGCGAAGGCCGCACCCGAGACCCATTCGACTTCGCCGACCGCGGGCTCGGCGATGTTGCAGTCGGCCAGCATGGCCTCGGTAATGGTCAGAGGGACGAGGATATTCATTGCAGAACCGCCTTCATTGGGTGTGGTCCTCCACCAGGGCCATGGGCACGGCCCCGCCTTCGGGGTTGCCGTTGGTGGCGTCCGCGGTGCGCCGCGCCTGGGCTTCGAGCTGGGCGGTCTGGGCCCGCAGGGCTTGGACCTCGGCGATCAGGCGGGTCAGCAGTTCGGCCGTGGCCCCGTCCGTTTGGGGCAGCGCATGCGCGGCCGGGTTGTAAGCCTTGGGCACGATGGCTTCGCCTTCATGGATCAGGGCCAGCATGTCCTGGGGCACGTAGTTGGTGCCCACCGCAAAGCGCGGTACCCCTACCGATTCCGCGGCCTTGAGCAGGTCTTCGTAGCGGAAGCCCGCCACGGTGGCCAGGTCGCTCAAAGTGGCACCGCTGGCCTGGGTGGCCTCAAGCAGGCCCTTCACGTTGCCCGTGCCGGTGAACTGCTGGGCCAGGGTGGCGAGGCTGTCCAGGCGGGCAATCTCTGCGGGGTCGGTGATGCCCACCGTGAAGGCGCCGGCACCCAGGTTCACCTCGCGGGTGTACTTGGTGGTGGGGCTGGTTCCATTGCCTCCATTGCCACCGCCGCCGACAGTAAATCCACCCGAGGAGGCCCCACCTGCACCGCCACCGGAGCCCCCACCGCCCACTGTGAACTGCGCCCCGGGGTTCGTGACCTGCACCCCAGGCTTCGTGGCCGAGGCGCTGCCCTCCTGCTCCCCGAGCAAAGCACCGGCCAACTTCTCCAGGGCCAGGCCCACGCTGAGCACGCTGGTGTCGATGCCGCGCAGCACATCCACCTGGTCTTTGGCGTTCGACAGGATCTTGTCCAGGCTGGCGAGCTGGTCCTCTGCGGTGGCGAGTTGCTGCTCGGCCAGGGTCTTTTGCGTGCCCGTGAGGTCTTTCAGTTCGGCCAGCTTGCCCGCCAGCGTGAGCTGGGCCCGCTGCTGCTCAAACGCCGAGCCGAACTGGCTGGAGTCCAGGCCCGACCGTGCGGCGGTGATGGCATCGCTCAGGCTGGTGGCGTCCGGCAGATAGCCCGTGCTGCGTGCGGTGCCCAGCGCCTGGTCGATGAACTGCAGGCCCGCCCGGGCGCTTTGCGCCTGGGTGGAAGCCACCGCGTTGTACAGCTCAGTAACGTGCCCCTTCAGGGTGTTGAACAGCGAGCCCAGGGTGTTGACCGATTCCTGGGCCACTTGCTTGGCGGCCTGCAGGCGGTTCTTTTCTGCGGCGACGGCGCGTTCCAGGGAGGCGTAGGCGGCATCGGTGGCGGCCTGCAGGGCTTTCTTTTTGGCATCCGCTGCGGCTTCAGCCTGGGCCTTGTCGGCATCGGCCTTGGCTTGCGTGGCCTTGGCGGCCTCTTCGGCGCTGGGGGTGATGCTGGCAAAGGCGTCAGCCACGTTCATGAGCGTGGCGTAGGCCTTGCGCCCGGACTCGGTGCTCAGGTCTTGCGCTTCGACCAGGGCGCGGAAGGCTTCGCGGGTCTTGGGGGTGGACAGGCCCACGTTTTGCAGGGCTGCGCTCACATTGCCCAGGGTCTGGGCGTTGCGCTCGTCCTGGGTATAAAAATTCTCGTAATAGCCGCTGATCTTCTGGTTCAGGGCCTCGATGCCGCCGGCCAGGTTGATGAGGCCGTCGGCCGCGTCAAACGAGAGATCCTTGAGGGACTTGAGCGGCAGAGCACCTGCCAGAGTGCGCAGGGCCTCGACGGACGCGATCTGGCTGTTGATCTCGGTGATGAGCTTGGTGGCTTCGTCGTCACTGAGTTTCTCGGCATCGATGTCCTTGAGCTTGGCTGCGATCGACTGGGGGATGTCTTGCACGGCCTGCAGGGCCTGGATCGTGGACTGCTTGAGGTCCAGCGTGAAGTTGGCCACCGCAGTCGCCATGTCCGGGCTGCGCGTGCTGCTGGTCTCGTATAGGGTGCCCGAGTAGTTGCTGCCCTTGCCGGATTCACCGAAGGCCACCCCCGTGTTCAGGCTGCCACCGGCAAACACGCCACCCCGGCCATTGCCCGAGGTTTCGAGGCCTGCGTGGTAGTCGGTGAGATAAGCCTTGCTGCCCAGGCCCTTGAGCATGGCGTTGATGCTCTCGGCCGTGCTGGACACCGCCTTGCGTGTGGCGTCCTCGCGGTCGCCCATGCCATCGGCTTCAAGCAGGTAGGCCTGGCCATTGGTGACCGACTTGCGCGTGCCATCGGGGCGCAAGCTGTTGTCTCGGTTGTACTGCTGGCCCTCGTAGGTGTAGACCTCGTCGCGGCGGTTGTTCTTGACCTGGCCGTCATAGGCGACACCGTACTGACCACCGGAGCGGGTTTCTCCACCATTGAGGCTGGAGAGCAACGAGTACGCGGCAAGTGCCGCACCCACGTAGGGGATGGCCGAGCCGATGGAGGCGCCCAGGCCTGCCGCACCGGCAGCCCCTGCGCCCATGCCGCCTGCCTGGGCAGCAGCGACGGCAGCCGCACTGGACGACCCGGCCCCCAGCCCCATCGACACGCCCATGGCCGCATTGCCGGCCGTGGTGCCGAAGATCGCACCCACACCACTGCCCAGCAGGCTGGCCCCGCCATACAGGTTCGAGGCCGTGCCGGCCAGGTTCAGGAGGCCACTGGAGCCGCCACCGATACCGGCCAAGCCACCAAGCCCGCCCAGCACATTGGCCGTGATGCTGACCACCCAGCGCCGGATCGTGAGCTGGTACAGCATGTCCAAGACGCTCGCCTTGATGGTGGCGCCAATCTTCTCGAAGGCCGACTGCCCGCCCTGGAACACATTGGTCCAGACGGACTGCGCGGTGTGGTCCACCGAGTTGATGATGTCGGTGAGGGTGTTGAGCTCGGACTTGGCCAGCGCCGTGGAGCGAGCGATGGCAGCGGCGGCCTGGGCCTGGTCGACCAGGCGGGCCTTGTCTTCGGCCGAGGCGCCCGAGCGATCGATGGCGGCAAGCTGCTTGGCCAGTTCCAGCTCGACCTTGCGCACCGCCACGATCTTCTCGCGCTCGCGGGTGGTCTGGCCCAACAGGCCCACCTCGTCGGTGTACAGCAGAGCCTCTTCTTCGACCTTGCGGGTGTATTCCTCCTGGGCCTGGGCCAGGGTCTTGTAGTCCTTCACGCGGCTGGCGGTCAGCAAGCGTTCTTGCTCGGCCACCTGGGCCCGGAGCTCCGCCACGTAGTCCGGGCGGAACGAATCGCTGCTGTCGGCCTCCTGCAGCTTGAGCTTCATCTGCTCGAGGCGGAATTCCTCGATCGCGGTCTTGCCCTTGCCCCAGACCGCATTGGCGGCTTCGAGCTCGCTGGCCTGTTGCCCAATGGCAGCGGCCGCCTTGCGGGTGTCGGCCACCAGGGCGTCATAGGCCTTTTGCGAGTCGGCCACGGCCTGGGCCTGTTTTTCTTGTTCGGTGCGGCTGGCCTGCACCTGCACGTAGCGCTGGGCCTCGACGAGGGCCGCCTCTTTGTTGGCCCGGGCCACGCCAGAGATGCTGGTCTTGAGGTCTTCCTGGATGCGGGCGACGAGCTTCTCGCTGTCGGAGAGTTTGGCGCCTTCAATGCCACGTTCCTTGATTCGCGCGGTGAGGGTTTCTTCTTCCTTGATCAGGGCGCGGATGCGGGCGACTTCGTTCTCGCCGGTGCCGGCCGCCGTGCTGGTGGCTTTCTCTTTGTACTTGTCGCGGATGTTCTGGATCAGGGCATCGCGCTCTTTGGCGCTGATCTCGCCGTCGGCCGCCTGGTACTGGGCCTGCACCTTGGCGATTTCCTGGCGCATCTTGAGCTCGTTGCTCAAGAACTTGGCTTGTTCGGTGTCGAAGGCGGCCCGGGCCTTGAGGCGCTCGTTGCCCTCGGCCAGGGCCTTGCTGTTCTGTTCCTGGGCATAGGTGGCGGCCGCGACCGCAGCTGCCTGGGCCTGCAGGGCCGGCAAGATCTCTTTGGAGACCACCGTGTCATCGAACATGCCCCGGATGGCTTGCGACAGGCTGGCGTTCTTCAGGCCATTGCCGCGCATGGCCTCGTTGATCTGGGCATTGATGGCGGCGAGCTGGTCCGTGGGCGTGGCGCTGCGGCCCAGGTCCATGATCACGTCGCCGGCCATCTTGGCGGCATCCTTGATGCCCAGCCAGGCCCGCTCGACATAGCCCAGGTTCTGCAGAATGGATTGCGCCCGCTGCTCGGTCATAGCCGCGTAGGCATCCTGCGCCACCTTGGCCGCCTCCGTGGCTCGGCCCTGGTCTTCCAAGGCCTTGATCTGCTTGTACAGGGCGACGGTCAGGTAATTGGTCGACTCATTCAGCTTGAGCGAGGCCTGCAGGGGCGCCTCGCCGAGCTGGGCAAAGGCCTTGGCGGTCTCGGCCACCGAGGTGCCCACGGCCCGCTCCATGTCCAAGGCCGACCGGGTGTAGGTTTGCAGACTCTCGCCGGCCACCCGGCCCGTGCTGGCCATTTCAATCAAGGCAGCGGAGGCGGCGGACTGGGTGCCCTGCATGACCGCCAGGCCACGGGCCATGTCCTGCATCTGGCCCGCGGTGACGCCTGCGGCATTGCCCGACAGGGCGATGGCCTTTTGAAACGCGGAGGCCTCTTGGCTGCCTTGGTAGTACGCCAGGCCCAAGCCCGCCACCGCCGCAACGGCCAGGTTGGTGGGCGTGAGGAGACCACCGATGTAGGTGCCCAGCGCCTTGGTGGCGTTGCCCACGCCGCCGAACATGTCTTTGAGCTGACCGCCCTGCTGCATCAAGACGGTCAGGGGCTTTTGCCCGGCCTGCAGGCTGACCACGATGTCGGTGACCTGGGCCGGCACCATGCGCATCGCTGCGGCCGTTTGCGCGGCCGAAGCGCCGAGCTGCTGCATGGGAGCGGTGGCCTGGCCCAGGCCTTGGCCCAGGTTCCCGGCCTGGGCCTGGGCAGCCCGCATGTTGGCCGTGAAGGCCTGCAGGGCGCCCGCGGTCTGGTCGTCCGCTGTGAGGACGATGGTGGTGTTGGGGTTGGTCATGGGGCCAGCCCTTCGACACGGGCAGCACGGGTTGCACGGGTTGCAAAGGCGCGCGTTTCAGGAGCCACGGGCCTTGCGGTGCTCCGCCTGGTAGGCGTGCATTTCTTGCAGCCAGGCCGCTTCGAGCATTTCCAAACACTGGAAGAGATCGATGCGCTGGGCATCATCGAGGCCATAGGCGAGCTCGTAGCGGTGCAGCGTGGACCAGTCCATGCCCAGGAAGTGCAGTGCCCCGTCCGGGCCCATGAGAGCCCGCCACGCAAACTGCATGCGCCGGAAGATGGCCAGAGGGACCTGGTTGTCAGGGAAGACATTCAGGGACGGGGGCTCGGTGAGTTGCTGGAGAAGGGCGAGGTGCTTGCCAAAGCCCAGACGGCTGGCGGCGGCTTCATCGGGGGGCTGCGCTCCGCGCACCAGGACGCGGGCGCAGTCCTTTAGTTTTTTGCGCGGGCCTTGCTGTTCCAGTGGGCGTCGCGGTAGGCATCGAAGATCTCGCGCGGTGCGCGGTGGAAGCGGCTGATCAGGAGCTGCACGTTCTCGGGCGTGAAGGGCCGGCCCGGGGCTTTCCAGTCGTTGATCAAGAGGCCCAGGATCTCGGCATCGGTCTTGCCCTCGATGTCGGTGGGCAGGGCCTCCATCTCTTCGCGGGTGCGGTACTTGAATTCCAGGGGCAGCACCTGGTCGGGCTGGGCGCCCGGGGTGGTCAGAGTGACGTCGATCCAGAAGGTGGCGGGCAGGTCGAAGGTAAAGGGGATGGCAGCAGCAACAGTCGCAGCAGCGGAAGCAATGGCAGTCGGGTTCATAACTTGAAGAATGGGAAGGTGGCAGGACTACGAGGAGGAAGGAATGCACGGGGGTGGAACCCCGTGAGAGAGGTGTGCAGAAGGGACGTGCAGATCAGGCGATCAGTTCGGGTACACCGTGGGCATGTTCTGGGCCTCGATCGAGACCTTGGTCTGCACCACGCCCTGGGCCTGGCCGGTGGGCACACCCGCTGCGGCCACGTAGCCCAGCAAGAGCATCTTGGCGCCCGTGCCAAAGCGCAGGCGCACGGCCCGCATGCTCTTGGCCTTGTAGGCCTTGTTGCACTCCACAAAGCCCGGGTCGGCCAGGTCGAAGATGTTGTCCATGCCGAACGACAGCGGGCTCACGATGGTGGGCACGCGCTTGCGCACGTTGTCGTGGATGGTGGTGACGTCGGCAAACTCCGGGTCGCCGCCCGACACGTTCACGCTTTGCACGGTGGCAAAGCTCGCACCGAAGGTGACGACCTGGAAGCTGCCGGCCACCAGGCTGTCATACGTGCTGGTGTCTTCGTTTTCCAGCTCGAAGGTCTTGGCGGCCGGGTTCACGTTGGCAATGCGGAACAGGCGTTTGTCGACCTGGTACATGCCCTGCGCAGCCATCAAGATGATGTCGCCCACGTTCGGGTCAACAGCACCCGAGTACTTGGCGACGCCCGTGGCGGCCTTGCTGATGCTGACCAGGGTGATGGCGGCACCCAGGCCGGTTTGCACGTCGATGCCGACGTTGCTCCAGAAGATGGCTTGTCCCATGAAGGTTTCCTTTGAAGGTAAGAAGTGAGGAAGTGGGAGGGATGGACAGGGGTTAGAAGGGCTGGACCGAGGCCGGGGCGCTGGCGTGGCGCACCAGCAGGGTCACCGTGGCGCAGGCGGTCTGATCGCCGTCCACGTCGTAGTCCACGCTCAGGCTGTGGGGGGTGACGCCACCGGCCACACCGCCCAGACTCGGGTCCTGCTGCAGCCGGGTGTAGACCCGGGCCAGCAGGTCGTCCACGGCCTCATCGGCCGGGGCCAGAGTGTTGCCGCGGGCGTAACACTCGACCGAGACGGCCGTGCCCCAGACCAGGACCGCGCCCTGCCCTACCGAGGTGTCGGGGTCCGAGCCGGCGAGGCGCACCACCACGGCGGTGCTGTCTTGCTGGCTCAAGGGGCGCAGCCGGGTGCGGTACACCTTGGGGGCCACCGCGGGGGCGGCCTGCAGGGTGGCGACCATGGCTTGCACGGCCTGCAGGAAGATGGTGGAGATCGTCGGGTTCTGGTTCATGCCAGCTCCAGCAGCAGGTGGGTTTCTCCGGTGCCGTCGTTGCGGGCATCGGCAATGAGGTAGGCCTGGCCGTCGACCGTCACGCGCAGGCCCACCGGGTTGGGCGGGACCTGGACCGTGGGCAGGGCAAGTGCCGGTTGTGACGAGGCCATGCCCAGGGCGCCCACTTGGCCCGCGGCGTAGCCGTTGGCAAAGATGGCGTCCACCCTCACGTCTCCGTTGTCGGTCTCGTTCACGTTCTCGATGGAGGCGGCACAGTTCGACAGCCGGCGGAATGCGGCGGCTGCAGTGCGGGCCTCCAGGAGGGCGAAGGGCTTGGGCATGGCTCAGGTCACCTGGTCAGATCTGGTGGGGTTCCGCGGATGCTTAGACAGCGACGCCAGAGAGGCGCACGCGGGCCGTGGTCTCGTTGGCCGCCTTGGGCGACAGCAAGGCACCGATCAGGGCATTGCCTGCAGCCGTCACGGTCACGCGGCGGTTGGCGTTGTCCCAGTACGCCTTGGTGCCGGCGGCACCCACATCGGCGCTCAGGGCGTTCAGGTCATAGACGCCGATCAGGTTGGTCTCGACCGTGGCGCCGGCTGCAGCGGCGCTGGTGGCCACGCCAAACAGTGAGCCGACCTGCAGGCCGTCGCCGCCGTTGACGGCATAAGGGGCCGGCAGGGGCACGGTGTCGCCGGACTGGATGAAGTTTTTCATTTGGGGGGCTCCTGAGGGGATGGAGGGTTGAATGGGTGCTTGGCCTGGGTGGTGGGGAGGCAGTGAGACGGCTTTAACCGCCGGCAGCCTTGTAGAGGCCACGGTGCTCGATGGCCTTGGCGGCGAAGTCTTCGCGGCATTTGTAGGAAACGCCGTCGCTCTCAAAGCCCACCTCGGTCTCGATCACCGGGCCTTCTGCGCCGTCCAGGTAGCAGTACTCGACCGTGTCGACCTGGGCATTGCTGGCCGCGAGGTACCAGGCGGTGGTGCTGTTGCCGTCCAGCAGGGGTTCCACAATGGGTTCCAGCGAGGTGCGGCCACCGCTGCGGAACTCGTTCACATCGGCCTGGCGGGCCGGCACATAGTTGCTGCTGGTGAGCTGGTAGGCGGTTTGCTCGAGGGACGCGGGCACGATGAGGTAGCTCGGCGCAATGCCCAGCTCTTCGCCGGCCAGGCCCTTTTGCAGGCGCATCGCGGTGCGGCCCGCAGACAGGGCCGTGAACTGAAGAGCAGAACCCGCACCGGTGCCCAGGTTGCCGTGGTCTGCGTGGAAGAGCGTGGCGCCGTCCGAGAGTGCGGCGTTCGCCGTGAGCTGGGCGTATACCAGACGGTTCTCGAGGCGACGGGCAGCGAAGCCGAAGGCGCTCACCAGGCGGTCAAAGGCCCGCAGGTCATCGTTGATGATGGCTTGGCGCGACAAGGACACGATGCGGCCATAGGTCAGCACCTGGTAGGACTCGGCGCCATCCTTCATCGAGCCGTACTTGAATTCGCCGTGCTCATTGGTGCGCAGCAGGTCGGGGGCGGCCGAGAGAGCGGTGATCGTGATGTTCTTGAAGTCCGGAGCGTTGGGCGCGCGGCGGGCCCAGAGCGCGTAGGTGCCGGGATTCTCGTCGTAGGCGCTGCGCAGGCGCTTGTTGGCCACGTTGGCAAACAGCGAGGGAAAGTCGCTGGTGGTGTTCATGCCGCCGGCTCGGAAGTGCAGCATGCGGGTGGCGAGCGTCAGGCGGTCCATGCCGCGGGTGCTGACGCCGTGGCCTTCCAGGAAGTCGCGGCCCAGCTCCAGGAGGCTCATGCCCCGGTACTGGCGGCCGTTGTCGTCAAGCTGGGTTTGCGCTGCGACGCGGTGCAGGACGGCTTGCTCGATACCGGCCATGCGGGTTTGCATCTCGTCGCGCAGGGTCAGGATCTGGCCGCCTTGCCCACCCTGGACATTGCGGTGGCCACCGCTGGCCGCATCACGCCGGGCCAATTCATCGAGTACCGAGCTGCGGGCCTGCTCGACCGAGTTGCCCGAGCGGATGAGGCCGGCGGCCAGGTGGGCCACACCATGGCGAGCGCAGAGGTCGGTGATGTCGGCGGCGGCAGAGGCGGCGGCAATGGCTGCTTGAGCTGCAGCATCAGCCTGGCTGCGTTGGGCAGTGGTGCCGGCTTCGGGGGCTGCACCTTGTGCTGCGGACGAAGAAGCGGGGGCCGTGGCGGTGCTGCCG